CGACAGTGACCGCTCAGGGCCAAGGTTAGTCGAACCCTGGAACGCGGTCATAGCGTCGAGTGCTTTCTGATCGCTAACCTCGCCAAAATCCTCCACAGTGTCGAGGCGACCGAACTGAGCCTTGTTGTCAACGTCGGTCTTAGTGGCACCCATCTTCCTGGCGTTCTTACCGGTACCAAGTCCGAGAGTCCACGTACCCTTCGGGCCGATGTTATTCCAGTCGAAGTCGATAATCTGCCCACTAGCTTCAGTCCAGCGTGGAGCAACGTCCCACGGTGTAAAGCCGCTATCCCGCCCACCTGGATACATGAAGAACTCAAGCGTAGTCGGGCTAATACCGAATTCAAACCCGTCCGGCCCTAGCTCGCTAAGAGCCTTGATATGATCGAAGATGGTGGTAGGATCGGCAGGCCAGATTTTGTATCTAGTGTCGAAGCCACTGCCTACACCGTTATGAGGGAAGATAGGCCATGAGTACGGATCAGCGTCAATCGCAGCGTTAAGGATACGACGCGCGATTTCGCAGGTATCGAGGTCACGGTACCTAATGGGCCATTCCGGCCAGCCGCCGTTGCGATACTGGACAGGCTCGAAAGGATAGATACGACGCTTAAGGTAGTGAAGGAAGCTAGAGCCACCAATCATCAAAGTCTCACGATCCTTGTTGAGATTGATGCTGGTGACGATACCACCTTCTAGAGCATTACCACCTCTAAGCACCGTCCAACTCGTACGATACGGGCCGATCAGGTTAGGCGTTAGATCGGGGTTACCGAGGGGAATCTCGCAAGTGAAGGTACCTTCCTCGGAGTTGACAATAGAGAACGTAAGATCGCTGACCCTAAAAAAGCCTGTAGGGTCAACCATGCTCTCTACGAAAGAAACACTCCAATCAGGCAATGTAGTACCGAGTACTCCCGTTCAGGAAGTACGGGATTGGGAACTTGAATGTGATATGAAACGAACTGACGCTAACGTAGTCAGTCGTCATTGGAAAGGACTTACTGGTAATCACATAGTCCTGCGTTGCAACCGAAGCCCATCCTGTAAGCTGCAAGTGCATCGTTCCGTGGTGACGTGTGGTAAGAAGCTCATCTGCGTCAGTAAACGGTTTACACGCAAGAACGAGTGCATCGCGCTTAGCAGTGTAGTCAGCGCCGAGGTTGCCTACAATGTCACCATTGATGGTAACGTACAGAGCGCCTTCAGGATGGTAAGCAGGCCACTCACCCATAACGAGAGCCTTCTTGTATTTATGCTCTTCCATCTCGACTTCAGGCTCAAACGAGTCAACGATAGGATACGCAAGAGTGTTGAGTTCTAGCGAAGACCTACCAACCGGGTGTAGCTCGATAAAGTCGATCATGCTCTCTTAGCCTTCTGAGCCACGATCCATCCTGCTTTCCTCGCTTGCACAACAGTAGGCTCGTCCTTGCTGTGTAGCTCAACCTTGATGAACTGCTCTGTGGTGGGCATCGGCTGGTAGCCGCTGTAACCGGTGTTCTGCGTAGCAGTGCTGGCAGCAGCGTTGCTCTGTCTCAACAGGCGCTTACGACGCCGACGCTCACGACGCACTCTACGTGCAAGACGGGCGCGCTGACGGCTAAGCGTTTCAAGCTTCTCTTGCTCGCCAGGAGTGATCTTAGTCCCACCTGCGCTACGAGGATCGTCAACCCAATTAGACAGTTGAATGAGTGCAGCATTGGTAGAGCGCAGACGAGGTGCGTCACGCTTAAGCGCCCTCGTCACTTGCTGAAGGTTCATCTGATTAATCGGGATCGCTCGACTACCGCCCGTATTACGCGGTGGGATATTGGAGCTAGGAACGTTCGTACCAGTAGGACGTGTGGGAGCGGGATGGTCACGCATGAACTCGCTAAGAGCCTTGTTGACAATCTCGTTCAGCAAGTCACCGTTAAACGAGTTGCGAAGGATATTCCGCATGGTATTCTCCAAAGCGCCGCCTTCGCTTTCAAGACCGGCAATGATCTTAAGGCCCATGTTCTTGCCATGCGATTGCCAAATCTTAAGCTGGTTATTGAAGTCGCGCTTAGTCTCCCGCTCGATAGCCTTGTTCTTCTGCTTCCACAGTGCAATGAAGCGGTTGAACATCTTAGGCGATGCCTTACGCAGAACTTCGATCTTATCGGCAGCATCGGGGCCGAGGTCAGTAAGCTCCTGAACGAGCTGCTTCGGAGCACCGCGCTTGGCTAGTGCATTAAGGTCAGACTTCCAACCGTTGAACGCATTGATCTGCTGCTGAAGGTCTTTGTTGATAATACCGATAGTTGGGCTAATGCCCCATTCCTGCGCTTCTTGGAAAGACTCGCCTGTCAGCATTGGCCCTTGGAACAGCGTACCGAAGGCAGACTGGTTAGCATCCTTAAACTCGTTGTACTTGGCGATCATGTTATCGACGGCGCGATCAATGATGCTCTCGTACTCTTCGTGCGCGGTACGGAGAACATCAGCGCGCTGGTTAGTCCACTGCTTAAGCTCGTCGTTGTACTTCTTCTGTGCAGCAGCGGTACCGTCGATCTGAGTGCCAACCTGCGCCATAATGTCTTTCATCAGCATGCCCGACTTCAGGTTCTTAACGAAAGCCGCGTTGCTTTCATTGAGAGTCTGCTTAAGCTTTGCAACCGGGTCACGCGCCTTACCGATATCTGCCAGCATTTTTCTGGCGTTGGCCTTCTCTTGCGGAGAGCCAAACAGCTTACGGTCGGGATTGAAGATACCTTCGCTACCTCCGTCACCACCACCAAGACCTAGCTTACCCATCAAGTCCTTGCCACTGAAGCCAAGGATATTATTGAGGGTACCGCCGCCAGGGACGTGTTCCTCGATCCATCCTCTGATAGCCTTAAGCTGCTCGCTATCCACAATCAGCTTGACTGTGATGAGAATGGCTCCAATGGCAGACAACCGGCCAAGGAAGGTTAGCAGGAGTCCGAGCCTACCAAGCAGACCAGCACTACCAGTAGCGCCGAGAACCTTGCTCATCAGCACAAACATGGTAATCATGCTAGCCAGCGAACCGAGCAGTGTAACGATCGGGCCGGCGATAAGCATGATGACACCACTGAGCGCAGTAAAGTAGACAATGGCGTGACGTGTCTCAGGCGACAATTCCCTCCATCTGTCGATAAGACCACGGATAAAGCCCATGAGCTTTACAATGGCAGGTAGCGCGTCTCTACCGATTTCCAGTGCTAGCGTTCTAAGCTGGTTAATGAAGAGTGCCCACTGGACACCAGGCGTCTGCATCATAGCCTGGAACCGCTGGTTAAACTCTCCTGTGGAGTCGTTCACGTCAAGCTGCGCTTCGTGCAGTTCTCGATAATGCTTGACTAGCTGCACAAGCGCGCGACGTGCGTTAGCCTGACCAGTGATACCCTGACCGCGACCGCGACCACTAGCGGTCATAATCTGGATAAAGTTCTGAAGACCCTGGCCCTGCGGATCAAGGCTTGCAATGCGCCTAATGATCTCTTCAAACGGAAGAAGCTGACCAGTTACATCGGTGATAGCGACACCGGCCTTAGCCATACCAGCCTGGAAGTCTCTGTTACCGAAAATGTCGATAAGACGTGCAAGCCCTGTGGCAGCTCTTTCCTGTGAAGGAATCAGGCGGGTGATAAGCGCCATAGCGCCACCCATCTCCTTAAGACTGTAGCCCGCGCTCTGAGCAGCAGGCGCCACAGAGTTCATCATGGAGTCGAAGTCGCTAAGCTCCATTCTACCGATACGAACGATAGCGGCAAGATCGTCTAGAGTTTCCTGAACGCCACCAGCAGACCTACCGAAGTTGTTAAGCGTAGTGATGAGAACGTTCGTGGAAGTCGGCAGGTCGCTACCAAACGCCACAGCTACCTTGTTAGTGGTAGCGAGCATCTTGATACCTTGACGCTCAGTAAGATCCATAGACGAGTAAAGCTGATAAAGCGCGTCAGCCATCTCAGTCTGTGAAGCAGGAAATATCTTCATCTGCCGCATGATCGCGGCTTCAAGCCGACCGCCCGAAGCAATAACCGCGTCAACACCCTTACCTGCATTAGCAGCGATCTGAGTCGAAGCCTTCGTAACAAGGGTGCTGAAGTCTGCATACTGCTTAGAAGCAGCAGCGAACCCTGCTGTGCTTAGCAGACCTCCGAAGGTCATAGCGCGGCCAGCGTGTGATACGCCTCTAGCGATGCCTTGTGCGCGTTCTGTGCGTTGCAGCGAAGCCATGAGTTTCTGCTGACGCACAAGATCGGCCATTACCGCTTCTTGCATCTTGAGTTGCGCGGTATGCCTCGCACTGAAATTACTGATCTGTTCCTCGTACAACGCCCGTCTAGCACCAAGAACAGCGTCACGCTGATGCGTTGCTTCGATCATACGACTAAGGAGTAACTGCCTGTCAAGATCCTTAGAGTTGATCGCCCGGTTCATTCGCTGCTGAAGCCGCGAACGTGTAGTAGCGTTAGTAGTGAGGTCACGCTCCAACTGCAACATACGCTCGGTATGCCGCAACTGAGTCTCACGCTGCCTAGCACCAAGACCAGCCATACGAAGCTGTTGGTTGCCAATCCGCGATTGCATCTGCTGCATGCGGTTAGCAGCGTTACTAGCGGCACCAAGACCGCCCAAGTCCTTAGCGATGCGTCGTAGCTGTGCAGACGCTTGGTTCTGCACCTTAGCGATGATAACGATTTCAGTCGCTCTGACCACGCGCTCTCTTCTCTCTGGCCTCTCTCGCTTCGGGTGACCTTAGTTTGTCGCGCTCGTCCTTAAGCCTTTGTACTTCGCTTTCGGCTTCCAGCACACTACGCATTCGTTGTACGTATTGTCCTGGCTGTTGAAACAACCCGCCTGCCACCGGTAGCACATGAAACTCACGGCACAGGCGGGTTGTGTCAATCCACTTAACAACCTCAGTTATTAAGTCTCGTCCGAAACGCTTTCTAGCTCGTTTGTGGTATCCGTGTCGTTGCTTGGGATACTCGTCTGCAAGGAGGATGAGGACGGCGCAGGAGTAAAATCCTCGTTCTCCTCATCCTCTCCGTTAAGCTCGTCAATGAGCCTTTCGATTTCATGCCCAACATTCGGGCTAAGGCTACGAAGTGTCTCGGGCTTACTGAAGTCAAGAGGTACACCGTTCTTGTCGGTAAGGTTATGACCGACAATACACTTCTTGAACTCGTAACTCCGTGACCACTGCTGCATGGACTCCATGAACAGTTTGTTGTCAACTTCGCCTTCTTCGCTTGCTTGTGCATACAAGCGTGAAGCACCGTCACGACGTTCCAGCATGTCGTAGTACGGTAGTTGGAGCAAGTCCACGTAACCGTCAGGAGGGCAACTTTTCAGCTCCCTCCTGATCGGTTCGTGGCTAACTGTTGCGTCGGGCATCTTAGCCTCTCCTTTCCCGACTAGTTGCTATGCAATGTTCGTAGGCGACTTAACGCTGATTGCATACGCATCTCCACCAGTGATGTTGAGTCCGTGGCCGGTGAAGCCAGCAGACACAATATCCCCGATGCCAGGGAGTGTAACGTCGTATGCGTCGTAAGCGACTCGGTTCGCGTCGATCTGAACACCCTCGGTAGCGGCAGCAAGTGTCGCACCGCCGTTGAGCGAAGTAAGACGGAACGCCTTGGTAGTCGCTGCCTTGAAGTTATCGAACTCAGACTTGAGAACGAAGTCAAGTTCGGACTCGATCTCAAAGTCTGTCTTACCGAACTTAACGTAGCTAGCAGACCTCTGCGGCCTAATGCGGTTCTGAGCCTCAGCGTTGTGGTTAGCTCGGAACGTGAAGCCGTTGAAGTCGTTAACCGCTGCGGCAAACGCAGGAGTCGTACCAGCCGTATCGACGTAGACGGTATGAGCGTCTGCACCGAGAAGGCTAGGAGCGACCCAGGCGGGAGTACCGCTACCTGTCTGCTCACCAAGACCGATGACATTCAGGGTAACCATGAGAACACCACCGTCGATGGTAAACTCATAACCACCCACAGTGCAGCCAGAGTACCCAAAGAAGCCAGTACCCGGATTCGCAATAACCGTGACTGACATGGTACGCTGGACAGCACCGCTCGCTGCCGTACTAGTACCGCCCACAGCCGTAGGCGTGAACTTGTACGTATACGGGCCAGAACCGGACTTCGTGATAGCATGCCGAGAGCAGTACAGGAAGTATGGAAGGAAACGACAGTCAACCTCCATACGAATGTCGCCCTCTACATGGTAGTAAGAGGACTTAACATCTGAATCAGTGGCCTGCTGCCGAAGCTGCTGCGAGTAGTACTTATCTTCGGTATAGGCCAAAGACTCTTCTAGGATAGGCACCCACACCGTCGGCGCGACATAAGTGCCCATCGTGCTTTCAAGCGCAAGACCCAATGCACCTGAAGCGCCAATGGCGAAGGTACTCAACTATTCCTCCGTTTCGTTGGTAGGTACGTCAACCGGCTCGTCAGCCACAACATCGTCAAGTGGCGCAGGCTCAGTGTCTACCTTGTGAGCGGTGTGAGCGTCCGTAACCGACTTACTAAGCTCAGACTTGCCGCTCACCTTAACCATCTTATCGCCGGCGAAGAAGTCGCTAACGTTCATCTGCTTCTTGGCGAAGAAACCGAGTTCTGCTTCCTCGTCAAGCTCGATACTACCCCCATTAGGGATACGCAGCCCACCAACATCGAAGATGATACCATCCTCAAAGTCGGGGTTATGGTACTCAACCGTCTTAGCCATTCATCAACCTCCTAGACGTTCCGACCCATCGCATAAGAGTACCAGCGATGATTTCCTGGTTCTGCCTGCCTTGTGGGTGAAAACGACCGGGAGCAGTTTCAGCGATGTAACCGAAGACAACTCTGTTGCCCCAAGTATAATCGGACTCTAGCACTGCTTCGATCTTATCAACCATTAGCAGGTCTTCCCTGTTACGCGTCGAATGTGGCACAGTCATGTCGCCGTGGTAGACATAGATATCTACCGCAAAATCGACAGTGAAGTAACTCACACCCGGCAGCGTTTTAGTGCGTGGCCCAGGGACAACCACACAAGCCGGATACTGCGGCAGACGAGCCTCGCCGTACGCACCGACGAAAGCAATGCCCAACTCGCCAGCTTCGGTCTTAAGCTTCTCAATGAGCATATCTGTTACTTCAGGAAGTTTAGTCAGATAAGCCATTAGAACGACGGAAACAGTCTACGACCGAAACGTCCACCAACACGTTCTTGGACGATACCGGTACTAGGGTTGATAGCAATGTTAACGCCTTCATCGTACCAAGCGTCGAAGACTTCTACGATCTGTAGACCGGCTTCCTCGCTAAGACCGATAAACGGTCTAGCAGGCGTAGCGCGACCACGACCTTCACTACGCGCAAACTTCAGAGTCTTGCCTGTGGAGACTTGTCCCTTACCAGGCACAAACTCTGTAACTTCCTGCTCATCGAATTCACCGCTACCGTACTGATGAACACCCCAATACGGAGGCATATGCTCGGAAGACCACACAAGCTGGTCACCCGCGATAGTGAAGGCTTCGTCGTCAGTAGCGCGCTTCTCCATAAGCCCCGTATGAGTGAGGATATCCTCGGGAAACGAACGTAGCGTAGGAGAGCTAGCTTTGCGTCTTACCGTCCTTGGCGAGAGTTCCTGCCATTCATCCCCTTCGGGGTCTTCATGGCTCTGGAAGCGTTCATGTATATCCGCCTTAGCGATAGCTTCCGCCGCCTTAAGAGGTAGAGCGGTTTCCTCAACGTAACCGGCTAGTTTGACAAAACCTAGTTCTAGAGCTTCATCGCCAAGAACGTTGGTGGTGATGATACCACCGCGACGACCGAAAGCACCTGTTCCGCTAGGCTCAAAGGTGAACGGGGATGGAATCGCCACTAAGCAAATTCCTTACCCATTGTAAAGACCGGCGGGACACTATCGTTCGGATAGTAGTCATCGCTGCTAAGTGAACTAGTGTCGGAGAGCGGTTCGCCAGCATCATCAGTGATTACGATTAGACCAGCAGCAATCTGATTCAACAGGTCAATAGCTTGAAGATACAGATTGTTTGCGTAAGTCGCGTCAGTATCACTATCTTCGGCATAAAGCTCTGCGTACCACTTAGCAGCGATCACCATTCCGGCGATAGTGCGAATGATACCCGGTGTAGCGTCGGGATCAGTCCAAGCGTTGAGAGTGGCAGTGGCGAACGTTGTACTTAGCTTAGCACGAATAAGACGCCAAGCTTCAACTTGCAGCAAGTCGTCATCAGCGTCACTAATCTGAGCCTTATGCTCAGGAAGGTGAGCGTTGATATCGTCTACACTAGCGTACAGTTCGTTCGCCACTGCCTACCCCCGTTACCCTACTTGTCCTTCTTGACCTCTTCTACGTCTGCACCCGGCTCAAACCCCGCAGGGTTCAGAGCAAGGTCAGCCATAGAAGCGTCCGTATTGCGACTAAGCTCGTCAATCTCAGTCTGAAGCTCATTGAACCGATGACGAACCGGCGACTCGTTAATGCCTTCAGGCACCGGATATTCTGCGTCACGGATAACACCATGAGCCTTGAGATTCTCGAACTCTTCCTTACCACCAACGTCAGCGGCAGTAACGGTATCGCCAAGAGCGATTGTCTTAGCGTTACCATCCTTGTCGCTGCTCTGGATGGTAGACCATGCGTATGCCATTTAGCTCTACCCTCCTTCCTACGTAACAGCCGCGACAGCGTTGACGATGAGGTAACCAGCAGCCGCCGAAACGATCTTCACGTCGTAGCGATAGCTGGTACGAACGAGGTCGGCCTTACGGGGTTCCTCACGCCACTTCTCCGTAGGACGCATGCCGCCAGGATACGCCTTGGCAAACGTCTTACCGAACGTCTTAGTGCGCTGACCCGGCGTAGGATCAACAATACCGATCCACACGTCCTGACCCCAGAACGACGTGATAGTCTCAGTAGCGTTGATGTTCTGCGCTGCGTTGTAAACGCTGTCAACGATAAAGAAGTTCTCAGGAGCCGGAACGTTCAAGAGCTGCTTCCACGCATCCGGGTTGGTAAGCGCGAAGTTCTTGAAACGATCCACAACACGAGGATGACCCTCGACAACGCCGATTGCGTCAAACGGGAAGATGATCGTGTTCGGCCACCTACCCGTATCAAGACGAATCCGCATAACGGCGGTCTTGATGTTTGCAACCGGATCGGACGTAGACGACGTACCACCAGTGTAGTCAGACCACTTGGAAGCACCGGCCAGCGTGACCGTATGGTTACCGGCGTAGTTGGCGGTGTTGCGGTACGTATCAGCAACCAGCTTCTCATGCTTCAGAAGGATGCTGCGAGTGATAAGCTCCGTAGCGTCACGCTCCGGCTCAATATCAAGATCGCCAGCATTCTCGTCAGCGGTGAGAGCACCGTCTGCCGCGAGGACTTCCCTTTCCTCGTCAAAGATCGGAGACTGGAGAGCGTGCTCCTGCACCTTGTAGGTGTCCTCACTCCACTTCCGACCCACGACCTCGTTAGCAACCGTACCCGGTGCGCGAGTGTCAGGGAAGATGAGCCAGTCGCTCCGGTCAAAGACACGGTAACGACCGCTTAGTGCGCTAACCGGAGTCTCAGGAGCGAGACTACGGCCGTAAAGCTGCTGATCCTGGTACCCTACGCTAAAGCCAGTAAGGATAGGATCAACATATAGACCACTAGGATCATACATGCGTCATCCTTCCGTTATGCCAACTGGCTGTTGCGATGGAGTTCCACACCGATAACGTCACCTGCTGCGCCAGCGACGTAGAGCGCCCTACCGTGAACACGCTTACCCGAAGCCGCAACGATACAGCGGCCTGAAGCGTCAGTCCCGACAAGAGAACCCTTGGCGATAGCAGCGCCAGCTTCCCAAGGCACGATTCCCTCCATACGGATGGAAGCGAGCTTACCCTTGGTAAGTTCACCAGCACTCACAGCAAACATCGTGACACCTTCAAGAAGGTCTGTGTCTGCTGTAACAGCGGTAACGCTTTCCTCA